TCTTACTTCTATTCTTGGTAAAGCCACACCAGAGTTCTTAACCTCATAAATAAGATTAATAACTTTTCTTCTTAATGGATAAGTTACATTATCCATTTTGAAGTTTTTTATTTTTTTTATTTTCATAACTAGACCTTATCAGTTGCCTTGTAAGGGTAAAGATAATTCGTATAAATTCCCATAGATGCGACAACTTTGACCAGTGTGATATATTTACTACATTCCAAAATTGCATACCTATATCTTGTGTCGATGCGACATCTTAGCTACTACATCTTGTGCGACGATTCGCGCACCCCTGCGACATATTGACGCGCGACAATTTGTCACACTCTGCTCGTGAACTACGGGCCCACCCACCCTAATATACATAGGGGTCCCTGCACGAATCAGAAATACAAAAACAAACAGACCCCCCACACCCCTCTGGCAAACAAACTGTACAGATATACCTATAGTATAAGATTTAGATGTATACTTGCTTAAAATAGAAAATGGCAATAGAATAGAGGGGGTACCACTAAAAAAACAAAAACTGGTACAAAACAGAAGTGAAAAAAATTCTGCAAAATTTTTTATGAAACAAGAAGACATAGATAAGTTACCACCTGACGCCAAAAAACAATTTCTTAAATACGCAATAAAACTTTCTGAAAAGAAAAAACAAGGACAAGTTAATGATGACTTCCTATCTTTTGTCAAACACGTCTGGCCGGAATTTATTGAAGGTAAACATCACAAAGAAATCGCTGACAAATTTAATAAGCTTGCAAACGGTGAAATCAAAAGATTAATTATTAATATGCCACCAAGGCATACTAAATCAGAGTTCGCGTCCTATCTTCTCCCCTCTTGGATGGTAGGACGTAGACCCAATTTAAAAATTATACAAACGACCCACACAACTGAACTCGCGATCCGCTTTGGTCGAAAAGCTAAAACCTTAATGGATTCCCCTGAGTACAAAGAAGTATTCAAGACAAGACTAAGAGAAGACAGTCAAGCCGCGGGTAAATGGGAAACAGAACAAGGCGGTGAATATTATGCAGCGGGTGTTGGATCTGCGATAACGGGCCGTGGAGCGGATTTACTTATCATTGATGACCCACATTCTGAGCAAGACGCATTAAACGTTCACGCTCTTGAGCGAGCTTATGAGTGGTATACATCAGGACCAAGACAACGTTTACAACCCGGTGGATCGATTGTGGTGGTAATGACAAGATGGAATATGAAAGACTTAACCGGGATGTTATTAAAATCTCAAAAAGAATTAAAATCAGATCAGTGGGAAGTTGTAGAGTTCCCAGCAATCCTACCTTCTAATAAACCTGTCTGGCCAGAATATTGGAAACTAGCAGAATTAGAATCTGTCAAAGCTTCTCTATCCGTTGGTAAATGGAATGCACAATGGATGCAGAACCCAACTGCAGAAGAAGGATCTTTAATTAAACGAGAATGGTGGAACGTGTGGGACAAAGGCTATATACCACCACTTCAACATATCATTCAAAGTTATGATACAGCCTTTCTTAAAAAAGAATCTGCTGACTTTTCTGCAATCACCACCTGGGGTGTGTTTTATCCAGACCAAGATTCACCGCCTAATCTAATATTACTAGATGCACTCAAAGAACGATTAGAATTTCCAGAGCTTAAAAAAGAAGCGTATGAGCAATATAAATACTGGAATCCAGAAACGGTGATCGTGGAGGCTAAAGCTTCAGGTTTACCACTAACTTATGAGTTGCGAAAAATGGGGATACCTGTTATAAATTTCACTCCCTCAAAAGGTAACGATAAACACGCGAGGGTAAACGCTGTAGCGCCTCTATTTGAAAGCGGTGTTATTTGGGCGCCGGATGAAAAGTTCGCCGAAGAAGTGATCGAAGAATGTGCATCATTTCCTTATGGAGATCACGATGATTTGGTGGATAGTACAACACAAGCGATAATGCGCTTTAGACAAGGAGGGTTCGTGGCGCATCCAGAAGATTTACAAGAGGACTCTATGCCTCAAGTTGAAAGAACGTATTATTAATTATGGCAATATTAGCAGCACCATTAGTTATCCCATTTGCAGAAGCCATCGGCCTTTCGGTTGCCACATTAGGTATCGCCAAAGCTTCAGATATGGTCAACGATTATATTAAAGAGAATCCAGAACAGTCTATAAAAATTTTTCAAATGATAATGCCTTCACAAGGTATTGCAAATGCTTTGAAAAATAAATCTAGTAAAGATGATGAAGAGGTATCAGAAGTTTCAGAAGATGTAGAAGTCGAAGAGAAACCTAAAAAAATATCTGGTAAAGAAAAAGCAATGAGAATCAAAGAAGCAATTCGTAGAGCTCGTGCGGGTAAAGGAAATTATTCTAGTCCTGATGCTGAAGGATCTGCTGTAGATATTAGAGGTAGTGTTATTAGAGAAGTTGAAGATATGGGAATCGCAGATAAAAATTTAAAAGATAATTACAATCCTGACAAACCAAAGTTTGATTATAAAAAGTTTTTTAGAAATAGAAAAGCGGACGGCGGTGCGATAGGCATTGAAGTTTTATTTGAAGAAAAAAATCCAAGACAAGGATTGTTTATGGGTGGCTCACCTTTGACAGGACAAGCTTTATCTATTTACAATTCGATGAACGCGTATGGCTTTGATGATCAGGCGATCGCGGATGCATTACAAGAACAAGGTTTATATACTCCAGGTGGAACAACAGATACACCAGATACAACTCCAGGTCAAACATATGGTATTCAAAGTGGAAGTGATAATTTTTCTCCATACAATCCTGATCCAAATTCAATTAAAACTGTTAAACAAGATCCGGCGATACAAGCTAACTTGGAAGCTATTCAAAGAAATCAACAATTACAATCAATGGGCATACAAGATCCTTTTGCAAAAGAAATGGATCCGGCTAATGCTTATTATGGAGATATGTTTGAGGATACAAGTAATCTTACAGGTAAACAAAGTATGTTTGCAAAAGCTAAACAAGGATTAACAGGTTTAATGGATAACCCTTTAGTAAATTTAATTTCAAGTAGCACTCCCTTTGGAATGGCAAAAAATTTATTTAAAGGAATAGCAAATAAGATGCCAGTTAATCAAAGAGCTATTCAAGAAAACATAATGGGTAATTTAGGATTTGCAGTTAACGATATTGGTCAAATAGTTTCTACAGGAGATTATAATGATCCAGAAAATGTTATGGCTGGATATAATTTATCACGAATGACGCCTCAAACATTTATGCAAAGAATAGCTAGTATTAAAAACAGAAAAGCAGCGCAAACAGATGCTAGCAGAAGAAGAATTGCAGCAATCGAAGAAGCACAAAGACAATTTGAAGCTGCAGAAAAATTAAAACGTCTTGCCGTAGAAGAAGCAAGATTAAAAAAAGGAAAAGCACCTGGTGGTGGGACTTGGGACGGAGGTGGAGGACCAGCATACACTGGACCTGGTGGAGTAGGTGGTGGACAGTTTACAGATTCATTGGGTAATACAGATTATCAAGATGCTTATGATCCAGGTGGCGGAGAAAAAGATGGCGGTATTATCGGTTATCGAAAAGGCGGCCTCGCTACGATGTTTAAAAATAAAAGATAATGGAATTAAAATACAACGAAATAATTGGTGCAATTGTAAAACCAGATGATACACCTGCCACACAAGCAGAGATATTAGAATGGGCCGCAGCAAATCCAATGCCAATAGAAGAACCCAAGAAACAGAACACTCAGCTTCTAGAAGAAGTGATTGAAACATTTAATAAAAGAGGATAGATTAGCAAAATGGCCGAAATAGATAAACCATTACCGAATACCAAAACAACTGTAGAAGTTCCAGGCGAAGTAGAAATTCAAGAATCAATTAAAGAAGATATTGAAAAGATTGAAACTGAAGGTGGACCTGTTGAAGTAGAAATGACTGAAGAAGGTGGAGCAGAAGTTTCTTTTGATCCAAAGGCAGCATCTCCTGAAGGAGGTGAAGACCATTTTGAAAACCTTGCAGAATTTTTAGGTGAAGAAATTTTAGATCCTTTGGGTTCTAAAATGGTAGAGCAATACAACGAATACAAAGAGTCTCGTGGAGACTGGGAAGATACTTATAAAAACGGTTTAGAACTTTTAGGTTTTAAATACGAAAGACGAACAGAACCTTTCAGAGGAGCTAGTGGTGTTAATCACCCTGTGCTTGCTGAAGCAGTTACACAATTTCAAGCTCAAGCTTACAAAGAATTATTACCATCCGACGGACCGGTTAGAACTCAGATTATGGGAGATGCAAATGTTCCTAAAGAAGAGCAAGCTAAACGTGTTAAAGATTTTATGAACTATCAAATTATGGATCAGATGAAAGAGTATGAACCAGAGTTTGATCAAATGTTATTCTATTTACCTCTATCCGGATCTACCTTTAAGAAAGTTTACTACGACGATCTTTTAGGTAGAGCGGTATCAAAGTTTGTACCAGCAGAAGATTTAATTGTACCTTACTCTGCAAATTCTTTAGATGATGCAGAGGCAGTTATTCACGTTATTAAAATGTCAGAAAACGAATTAAGAAAACAACAGGTCGGTGGATTTTATAGAGACATAGAATTAGGAAATCCTCCTGTAACTGAAAATCAATTACAAGATAAAAAATTAGAACTTGAAGGAATATCTAAAGACGGTCAAGAAGATCAATTTGTTCTTTATGAAATACATACTGATCTTGACTTAGAAGGTTATGAAGATATGGATGAAGCTGGTGAGCCTACAGGAATTAAACTTCCATATGTAATTACTATTGCTCAATCTAATAATAAAATTTTATCTATAAGAAGAAACTATAAAGAAAACGATCCGTTAAAGAAAAAAATAAATTACTTTGTGCAGTTTAAATTTTTACCAGGAACTGGTTTCTATGGTTTCGGTTTAATCCATATGATTGGTGGATTAACAAGAACTGCAACAGCAGCATTAAGACAATTACTTGATGCAGGAACTTTAGCTAACTTACCAGCAGGATTTAAATCCAGAGGCATTAGAGTCAGAGATGACGCTCAACCTCTACAACCTGGTGAGTTTAGAGACGTAGACGCTCCCGGTGGAAACATCAAGGATCAGTTTATGACTCTACCCTTCAAAGGCCCGGATGCAACTTTACTTCAGTTAATGGGTGTAGTTGTTTCCGCGGGCCAGCGATTCGCGAGCATCGCAGATTCACAAGTGGGTGATATGAACCAAGCCGCTGCAGTTGGTACGACTGTTGCATTATTGGAACGTGGATCGCGGGTGATGTCAGCAATTCACAAAAGATTATATGTAGGTTTAAAACAAGAATTTAAATTATTAGCAGAAGTATTTAAATCATACTTACCTCCTGTTTATCCTTATGATGTACCTGGTGCATCTAGAGAAATCAAAGTTCAAGATTTTGATGATAGAGTCGATATATTACCTGTAGCAGATCCAAACATCTTCTCACAGACGCAAAGAATATCATTAGCTCAATCTCAATTACAACTGGCGCAATCAAATCCTCGAATACATAATCTGTATCAAGCATACAGATCTATGTATGACGCGCTGGGGGTAAAAAATGTTAATGCAATTCTACCACCACCTGCAGCACCAATGCCAATGGACCCAGCATTAGAACATATTATGGCAATGAGTATGAAACCCTATCAAGCGTTTCCTGGTCAAGACCACAAAGCTCACATCGATGCGCATTTAAACTTTATGAGATTAAATCAAACACAAAATAATCCTGGTGCAATGGCTGCTTTACAAAAAAATATATTAGAGCACATTAGTTTAATGGCACAAGAGCAAGTACAATTAGAATTTGTAGAAGAATTACAAGAAGTACAAATGATTCAACAACAGATGCAAGCGATGGGTGCGCAAAATCCTGCAATGGCACAAGGTATGATGCAAAATCCACAAGTTATGCAGGCACAACAACGTCTACAACAGATTACAAACCAAATTGAATCTAGAAAAGCTAAGTTAATTGCAGAAATGCAGGAAGATTTTGCTAAAGAAGAAGAAAAAATTATGGGTGAATTTGGTGGAGACCCTCTACTTAGACTAAAAGGTAGAGAAATTGATCTTAGAGCACAAGAAAATCAAAGAAAAGAAGAAGAAGGTGAAGAAAGATTGAATCTTGATAAGATGAAAGCAATGATGAACCAAGAAAATCAAGAAGCAAAACTTGAACAAGAGGCAGATCTTGCTGGATTGCGTGCTGGAGTGTCTTTAGCTAAACAATCAATGTCGGATGCTAGCAAAGTTCACGATTTTGGTAGAAACTTTCCAAAAAAATAGATATAAACCAAATTAAGGAGAAACATTATGGTTAAAAATAAAAAAAATGGTCGAGACAACGTAAAAGTTGTTCCTGAACTTGGTGCAAACTCAAAAGGTGAGCAACAAGGTGGGATTCCAGTCGAAATGACTGACCCATACACTTCACAAACTGTGGATGTAAAAGGTACAAGACGTATGAGACCAGATAAAAGACCTGTAAAGGCAACTTGGTACTAATATGTGGTTATCGGCAATTAAATTAGCCGTTTCTGCTGGAAGTAAGATCTATGCTAACAAGCAGAAGACAAAGATGGCTATGTCAGAAGCACAGCTTATGCACGCTACAAAAATGGCCCAAGGCCAGGAAGCTTACCAAGGCAAATTATTAGAGGCAAGACAATCGGACTGGAAGGACGAGGCGGTCCTCGTAATATTAAGTTTGCCCGTGTTGGTGCTCGCGTGGGCAGTGATATCGGATGACCCAACAGCGATGGACAAGGTAAAATTGTTCTTCGAGATGTTTTCGCAGCTTCCCAGCTGGTTCACTAATTTATGGATCCTTGTAGTGGCGAGCATTTATGGTATAAAGGGTACACAAATATTTAGAAACAACGGAGGAAAAAAATAATGGCAAATCCAAGATATAACACTCAAGTTGCACAACCTAGAGGAATGAAGGTTGGCGGCAGAGTAAAAAAAGCAATGGGCGGAATGTCTAACGCTAGAAAAGATATGATGTCTGGTTACTACAAAGATGATATGGGTATGAGTGGTGGAGCAATGTACAAAAAAGGTGGTTCTGTTAAAAAGAA